AATGACAATCTCTTTAATTGATAATGCATCTCCAACTGATGTAGTTATTGCAACTGCGGTAGCTGTCAGAGAAAATTCATCAACTCCTATGGCACCTGTAATAGTACTAACATCCACATCTGCAAAAAGTGGTGATCCAAGACCTGGAGGACTTATTGTTACTGTGGGAATTCCTGTATAATTATATCCATCATTCAGTAAAACAACATTAGTAACACCTGAGAAACCGGGAACGAGTATTGAGTCGCATTCTGCAGTTCCACCAAAAGCAACCAATTTCAAATCTGTAATATAACCAACGTCTTCTAGAACATCATCTATTTCAGGAATTCCGGTATCAATTTCCTCATCTTCATATTCGAAGAGTTCGCATGATAATTCGTAAACATAATTTCTACCTAATTGGTAAAATGGTTTTTCTACTTCAACTCTTTTAATTTCAAAAAATCTTTCACCTAAAGGGAAATAAACTAAATCTCCTTCTTTTGGTCTATCGACAAATGCCAGATCTTCTCCTGGATAATATACTCTAGATATTGAAGCAATTTCTGCCAAGTATGGTGAAATCGATTCTTCAAATCTTTCTTTGGAAAGAACTAAAGTTATTTCATTTTTAAGTCTTAGACCAAACTTGGTCATGATATCACTATCAGGTGCATATCCATCATAATTATTTAAATATGCCTCAATTATAAAACTTGTATCAAATTTTGATGATTGAACTTCATTAAGTATATCATCAGTTTTTAATAGTTTTCTTGGAATATAGTAAACCTCTATTCCATACATTTTTAACTGTTCATTTACCAAGTCTTGTACAAGACTCTGTTCACCAGATGAACCTTGAAGAAAATAGGGATTCAGTGCCATAATTATCCAATTAGATCTAAAGGTGGTAGTTCATATTCAGAAGACATTCTTTGTTTTATATCTTCCAAATCTCTTTGTGCATCTTCATATATTTGCCTTCCATTTAATTCAATTCCACCGGGAAGCTTGACTCCATTAAATTTAATTAAATTCTGACCCCATTGTCTTTTTATCAATGCAGTTAAGTATTTTTTTACAAATGAATCATTATATACTTGAGTAAATGATTCAGGATCTAATGCTCGGTAACAATCAATCACAAAAAATGTATCTTTAGATTGTGCTCCCCAATCTATATCTAAGTATAATCTATCTTGCCTTTTGTTATATCTTACCTGTTTATCTGTAGTAAGTAAGAAATCAATATCTTCAAGATATGTCTTTGTCATTGCATATGATAACAAATCAACGGAACTAAAATGATAAAGATCATTTAAGAAAAGTTGGTACTTAATACTAAACATTCCTGCAGAAATTGAACTAGTATCGAACTTAAATATTTTTTCGACACCTATTACAGAGTCGGGAACTTGTATATAATTTGAATTTTCGTAGAAGTTAAATGTAGTTGCAGTTCCTACAATATTTGAAGTTGCACTAGTAGTTACAATTCCTACTCCGTCTGTTCCATTAGCCCTTCCCCTATCAACATCATCTTGGGATATTTTATATTTTAAATACATTCTCTCGACACCATCAAAGTGTCTTTCATTAAAATATTGAATAGTATCATCAACTAAATCATCTATCTGATCATCATCAACATTAATCTCTAATACGGGAGCACCTAATTTTCTGAGGCAATAATCAATTAATCCTTGTCTTGTACTTGGTTTTGCCATCAGTATTCTCCTCCATCAAGGATACTTGTCCAAGTAACAATTCCAGTTGGTTCATCAGTTGTTAATATAAAATTACTTGTTTCTATTGCACTAAATGTACTTCCACTACTTACTAATTTTCCTTCTGTAGTAAAATACCCAACTCCATTTGGTCCATTAAAGTTATTTTCATATATTAAATACTCATCAACATAAAGATCTGAACCTACAAATAAATCTCCTCTGAATGTAGTAATACCAATAACATCAAGATTTTGAGTTGTTGTTGTATCGGTTACATTAATATTTTTTACAAATCTAAATGTATCGGTGGTGATAAATTTAGAAGTATTTGCATTATATTCTAAAAAGAAACCATCTGCTAAAGATGATACATCAACGTCACTTAGATCTACAATCTTGGATACTGATGATCCGCTAATATTTGAGAGGACTTTTATTACCCCCTGACCACCAATTCTATCTGGTATACTTGGCATTACCTTGTTACTCCTGCTCTTACTAAAGCCATACCCTCAAATGCTTTATATTTTTTTCCTCCGGAGTCTAATCCACCGATTTCAACTAGAACATCATAAACATATCTACCGGGGGTTATATTCAGAGTTTGTTCATCAGTTAATGATAGTTCAATAATACCAACTTCAGAATCTAAAACTGTCGAAGCAAAAGAAACTGATTTTGAACTAGAGGGACTTTTTCTTAACTGTGCAGTAACACCATATCCAGTAATATTAAGACTGGAATTAGTTCTAGAGTCACCTAAGGCAAAAGAACTGGAAAAATCAAATCCCTGCTCAATCACAATATTAGATGCATAAACTGCCATTATCTTTATAAATTATAATCCTTTAGATATTTATATGAATTATTGGTAGTAGTTATTTGTTTAAAAAATCTTTGAGTAAATTTTTTATTTCTTCAATATCTTTTTTCATATTATTTAATTCTTCTTTCTCAGAATTTTTTCGTTTCACTCTATTCTTGTATCTGTCATAAGCAATATCATCACAATTAACAATTGCTCCAGTATCCTCATCTCGGTAAAGATGAGGATGATCTTTAACTTTTATTAGATTCTTCATGCGAGTGCGATTGTTCTTAGATCACTAATAATTGGTGCATTTGCCTGATCAGTTCCTGACATAATAATCTTAATTGAATAACCACTAAATTCTCCCAAATTATCAGCACTAAACTCATATTCCAAGAACTGGTTAGCAGAACTTGCCGGAACTTTAACATCAGATTTGCCGTTATTCAGGGATGGATCAACAACTCTAAATCCACCATCAGAAGTTGTCTCAAGATTCTCAAATCCTGGAAATAATTCAAATTCTTGTTCTATCTCCGAAGAATCGTCTCTAATTAGACTGTAAAGAACTCTAATATCTGCAGATGCAGGTCTATATGCCCCAAGTATAACCTTCAAAGAAGATGCTGGTTTAGATAGTCCAACAGTATCAGAAACATAGATTGCTGAGTGTGGATCATTTAAAATGGAATTGACTCTAGAATCTGAAGCAAAATCAGTGATAGGTCTATTTAAATAATTTGATGCAAATTCAATAGTAGAATCTTCTAGATTTATAATTGGAGATAAGTTTTCATCTGTGCTATTTAATGTAATTGCTGTAGTAAATGATCTTCTACCAGAAACATTATTGAATACTGGTTGCTGCAATTCATTTACTCTAGAGCACACTATTCTAGTAGATTTTAAATTATTAAAGGAGTTCAATTCTACAGGTTCCACTTTATTTAGAAGTTGGAAAGAAGTTTCACTACCATCAATACTAGTTCCGGTTGTTGTTCTAACTACGGCATTTACTGAAGTTGAATCTCCAGGTGCCTGGATAAAGAATCTTGGATGTACTGAATTGAATTGTATATTTTCTGTTGCATAAACTTTATTTCCACCACCAATAAATTTTCTGTCAAATGATAATTGTGGTAGAGTTGCAGCATCTGCAGATCTATTCACTCCATATGTGGCACTTCGATCTACTTCAATATAGTATCCATTGGAATCAATTCCAGTATCAGAAATGTCATAAATTACATTATTAATTCTTCTTAAAGATACTCCATTAAACTCATATTTTTTAACCTTAGAATTAACTTCATGTGATTCAATTTTTCCTTCAATACCTCTAACAATAACTCCTCCCAACTCATTTGAAGATACTGTCGTATATGATATAACTTCATCTCCAATTTTCACATATCCGGGATTCGAAACACTAATAGGAAGTCCTTCGAAAGTTGTAAAAACGGAAGAATCTTTAACAAATATTGTACTTGTATTTGACGATAATAAATCCGAAGTGAGAATTGATGGTGAAATATTGGATTCAACACCATTTAGTTGCAATTTATTATTATTGGCATACATTCCATGATTGAAATGACTTACCTCTAAGAAATTACCTGAATTTATTCCCGTATCTTCGTTTACATTTAAAATAATAGTAGAACCTAAAGAAACGATAGTTGTATCAGTATCATAGTAACTTACTCCAACACCGATATTTTCTCTGAATGCTTTTGTTGCACCTTTTTCACCTTGAACATCAGTCAAGTAAAGTGTATCTCTTCCAGTAATTGCACCAATAGTAATTAATGCACCTCTTCCAGTTGTAGCACTAGTAACAGTTACTACATCACCAACTTCATACCCATTTCCATTAGCAGTTCTTGTTACTCCAGTAATTACACCAGCAGTTTGTGCAATAGTCAGTCTTAATCCACTACCTTTTCCAACCAGAGTATTTGTTGCTAAATCAGACTGAGTTGTATAATTTTCTCCTCCATTAGTAACTGTTGGTGTGCCACTAACTGGACCTCCAGCATACTCAATATAACCATAACTGTTTGGAATAGAACCAGCAATTTTTCTACCAGTATTTAAAATATCAATCAGTCCAGAATCTGTGAATGTTGTGACTCCAAGAGTAGTAGTTTTTGGAAGACCTGTAACTGGATTTGCAAGTAAATTATTTACATATCCATTACTTTGATCTAAAGGTGGATTTCCAAAATA